AACGAAATTGAGTTTGAAGATTATCGAGAAATGAAACGACTTCTGGCGGCTGATAGGCTAATAATAAATGCTGAAATGGAACGGCTCCAGGTAATAGAAAAACCCACGGCAGTAAACCATCGGGAGATTGCTTTGAATTTTAAAAAGAACTGGGATGGGCTGTCCAATATCGAACGCCGTGCTTTCCTGAAACAATTTGTGGAAAAAATTATTATTCGAAGCACAAAAGAAAATGGTAGTTTCTTCAGCACAGTTAAAGTGGCGGAAATAATCTGGAGAGTAGATTAAAGAGATAAATTTTAATACGTCCCTGAAATGCGTTATACGCACTTCAGGGACGTATTTTTTGTGTTAAATTCTGAGTTGATATAAAAACACAATTTAATTGTATAGCGAGAAATAGTGATATTTTTAAGCAAAACTACGGACAACATTTTTTCCAGCCTCATATTCCATATAAATATATTTAGAATATTTTAAGGAGGCGAAATATAATCTACAAATCCATATATAAACTTAAGGACTTGCAAAATTATCTCTCTGGCGCTTCCGTTGTAGCTTTTGACTTTGAAACCGCACCAGATGAAAAATACAGGAAAGAAGAAAAAGCCGCGCTGGATTCACATAAATCTCACATTGTCGGAATCAGCTTTTCTATTGCAGAAGGCAGTGGTGTGTATCTGCCCCTAACCCACCGTGTAGGGCAAAACGCCGAAGAACTAACGGAAATATGGGTATGGCTTATAGATTTTTTTACCAGTGCGTCTGTAACAAAAATTGCCCACAACCTTTCTTTTGAGAGCCAGTTTCTTTATGCACTGGGCATTGTAGTGCAGGAGCCTTGCTATGACACAATAGCGGCAGCACAACTGGTTTATAAAAATGAAAAGGAATTTCGCTGTCTTGGTGACTGCGGGCTGAAAACTCTTGTGCCGGAATATTTTCAGGAGCAACTACCTACTTATTCGGACACCGTCGGCGGATTGCATTTTGATGAGCTTGACCCTCAGGCAGAAAAAACTGTTCATTATGCTTGTGCAGATTCGGATTATGCTCTGCGATTATATTATCTTTTGAACAATTGGTTTGACCGCTTTCTACCGAAACACCGCTTTATCGTCGAAAAGATTGAATCTCCAACCGCTGTTTATGTCGGTATTATGAAGTATAATGGGCTTTTAGTTGACCGCGCATTAATGGAATCTAAAGGCAAGGATGCAGATGAAAAAATATCTCAGCTCCGGAAGGACATTGCATTTATCATTGGTGATATTTCTATCGGAGCGAATGCCAGCACCGCCGCTTTTAAGAAATATCTGTTTGACCGCCTGAAGCTCCCAAAGGTAAAACAGACTCAAAAAGAACAGGATGCATTGGACGATGAGGCTCTTATTTTGTTAAAGGAGCATTGCCAGAAAGAGCGTCCGGAGCTGGTTCGGCTGTTTGAATTAGTACAGGAATATCGCCATTGGGGCAAAATTAAATCTACATATATTGATGGATATTTGCGTTATGTTAACAGTGCCACTGGGCGTATCCACCCCGATTTGATGCCCTTTGCGACAGAAACTGGGCGCTTTGCTTCCAAAAATCCCAACTGCCAGAATATGCCCAGAGCTGGTGCTGACGATATTGGTGTGCGCAATTTTATTGTCGCTCCTGAGGGTAAAATTCTGCTGTCGCTGGACTTTTCACAGATAGAACTGCGTGTCGGCGCTTTTTATTGCAAGGACGAAAAAATGCTTGAAACCTACCGCTCCGGTGGGGATATTCATGCCCTGACAACTTCGGTTATTTACCATATTCCTTTGTCGGAGGCAATGGATAAAAATGCACCGCAATATAAAGAACGGCGTACTATTGCCAAAAACTGTAACTTTGGCACATTTTTCGGTCTGTTCCCTAAAGGCTTGCAGAAAACACTTAAATTCAAAGCTGGGCTTGATGTTTCTCTTTTAGATTGTGAAACCATAATCCGCAACTTAAAAATCGGTTATCCAAGGCTTTCCCGCTGGCAGGAAGAAACGAAAAAACGTGCAGGCTTTCGCAAATACACGGAAACATGGCTTGGCAGAAGGAGAAATATTCCCGATATTGCATCTTCTAACTGGAATAAAAAATCTTTTGCAGAGCGTGTTGCCATGAACACACCTATTCAAGGAACGGCGGCGGACATTCTTAAACTTTCCATGGGACGAATTGTTGCAGGGTTAAGAGAACGTCCTTGGCTTTGCCCTATACTGCAAATTCACGATGAATTAGTCTTTGAATTGCCCGAAAAAGAGCTTAAAAATGCTGTAATTTTCATTAAAAACTGCATGGAAATTCCCCCATTTGAGGTATTTTCTGTGCCAATTATAGCTGAAGCTGCCACCGGGTATCGCTTCGGTGAATTAAAGGAGTTTGACGATTATGAATAATAATTATTCCCTTATGCCAATTAAAATATCGCCGGAAGAATTTCTCAGCGCATTTTTTGAACCAGCTGAAACCATTTGTTTGAGAATATTTTCAGATAGACCGGGTAGCGCCTTTTCAGGACAAAAGCTGGAGGTAACACAAGGACGTTTTAACTCTGTTATTAATCAACTGAATGAGCACAACGCCCAGAATCGTGGGATTTATTTTGTTATAAACCATGGCGGTCATGAAGATGCGGATATCAAGCGTATTAACGCACAATTTATGGAATGTGACAATCTTTCTCTTGAGGAACAGCTGGAGCAAATTCAAGCATTCCCATTAGAGCCGTCTTTGATAGTGAAAACCCGCAAGTCCCTGCATTGTTATTGGCTGATGAAAAAAGCAACTGTGGAGCGCTTCCGTTATGTTCAACGGCAGTTGATTACTCACTTTAACGCCGATCCAGCTTGTGTGAACGAAAGCCGTGTGTTCCGTATTCCAGGATTTAATCATTGCAAGGAAGAACCTGTTCCTGTTGAATGTATTAAATATAATCCGGAAATCAGATATACCCAGAAAGAGCTGTCGGACGCATTGCCGGAAGTATTGGAAGAAGTTAATACAGCAACAAAATCTGATGCTAAAATCGGCAAAGGCACACAAAAAGGACTGGTAGCAGTCGGCAAACGATGCCAGTTCCTCCAGCATTGTAAACGCAACGCAAAAACTCTGTCAGAACCCGACTGGTATGCTATGATTACCAATCTCGCTGTATTTGAGGGCGGAGAAGATGCAATTCATAAGTTATCAAAATCATATCCAAAATATAACGCACAACAAACGCAATCGAAAATTGACCATTTTTTCAAGTCAGGAACAAAACCTATTACTTGCGCCAAAATTGCTGAACGTGGCTTTGTTTGCCCGAAATTGAAGGACGGTTCCTGTCATTGCAAAGCGCCGGCAGGTCTCGCATTTTTCCCTTTGGATGTAGCTGACCTGACCAAAGCGCTGGCTTCTCTTAAACCTAAACACAACCCCGCCGTTGATATTGAAACTGCTCATTGGTTTATCAGCACGTATATGTATAACATTCCACCTGGAAAAGCAGAAGTTTTTATTAATAATAATATTAAAGAGCTTTTCGGCTTTAAAGCTTCGGATATTAAGGCATTACCTAGCTTTCAAAAAGAACTGTACAATGCTTTTTCTGCAACCAAAGAGGCAAAGAAAGTCAAACAGGGAGATGATGTGCCGGACTGGTATGAAATAACCAATCGTGGTTCCTGGCGATTTCTGCCCGGAGTGCTTGCTGATCATCTTGCCGAAAACGAGAATGTCATTTATTGCGGTGACAGCTATTATTTTTATGAAAATGGCGTGTATACTGCTAAAAATGATAAAACTGCACAGCGCCGGGTGCGTTCCTATATGAATACCCGTTATGCTACCGCCATGGATATTCGTGACACGGAATGGCAATGGCAGATTCTTGTAGATAAAACCGTCAGAGAAATCAATGTTAATCCCTACCTGATTAACCTGAAAAATGGGCTTTATAACGTTTTGACTAATGAGCTGATGCCTCATGATCCAAAAATTCTGTCCACCATACGTCTTGGAGGAAGTTACAAACCGGGAGCAAAGTGCCCTGCGTTTTTAAGATATTTAAAGGATGTTTTTCCAGAAACTGAAATTCCTTTGATACAGGAGATGATGGGATATTTTCTTGTTCCAATCAATAAGGCTCAAAAATCTTTTGTAATGGTTGGAAAGCCGGACAGTGGGAAATCAACATTCTTGAATATTGTTCAGGATATCCTTCTGGGGCATGAGAATGTATCCAACCTGACATGGAAAGCGCTGGATGAGAAATTTGCAACAGTTCAATTGTTTGGAAAATTGGCAAATATTTTTGCAGACTTACCAAGCGGAAACATTCAAGATACGGGAATATTTAAATCAATTACCGGTGAAGACTATATTACTGCACAGCATAAATTCAAGGAGTATTTTTCATTCAAGCCGTTCTGCCGCTTGCTGTTTTCCTGCAATAACATGCCAAAAAATTACACTGACCGTTCTGATGGTTTCTACCGTCGATTAATCCTTATCCGTTTTGACCATGCAATACCTGATGATAAAAAGGACAGTAGTCTTAAAGAAAAGCTTATGCTTGAAGCTGACGGAATATTAATGTGGGCGCTTGAAGGCTTAAAACGGCTTATGGAAAATAACTTCCGTTTTTCAGAAACAGCTTCTACCCGCGCTGAGCTGGAGCTCTATAAAGCTGAGAACAGCAGCGTATTGGCATTTATAAGTGAAAGTAATTATTCAGAAATATTACGCGAAGACCTCTATGCCGCTTATCAGGAATATTGCAATAAAAATGGACATAAGGTGGTTTCACAAATTCGCTTTAACAAGGACGTTGATGGTATTCGGGGGCTAGAACGCGGACAGGACACACTCACCCATCGAAAGACCTGGAAAGGAATCCGCTTAATATAATCCGTTCCGACATATTTCGAACGGTTTTTTTCAGCTCTCATCGGCGCGGACTCCGAGCGGCTTTGCGCTGACTTTTGAGCGGACTTTTTCCCATCGTTATAAGCTTTGAGCGGAGTAAACGAGTTTTTACAACCCTTATATATAAAATACCATATAACAACTGATCTAGAAAAAAATAAATATAATAATATAGTTACAAAAAAGCCGCTTACTCCGCTCTTAAATTGAGGAGGTTTTCTATGCCATACAAACCAAAAAAGCCCTGTGCCTATCCTGGCTGTCCCAATCTGACTCACAACCGCTACTGCGAAATCCATTCTGCAAAAGCCAATCGTGAGTATAATAAATACCGTCGTCCAACCGATCGTAAACTTTATGGACGCCAGTGGTTAGCAATAAGAAACTTATACATACAAAAGCATCCTCTCTGTGAGCGATGCCTTGAAGCTGGTCGTTATGTTCCAGCAGCTGAAGTTCATCATAAGCTTGCCCTAGACAAAGGCGGCACGAATGATGAATCCAATCTTCAGGCTCTCTGTAAGTCCTGTCACTCTGCAATTACTATTGCTGAAACCAATTCTGATCGCTAAACCAATGGGGGATTTCAACCCCTACACCATTTGTCCTGTGTAACGCGCCAGGGTTTCGTACATTACTCTCGCGATTTCAAAGTTTTCAAAAAACCCCCTGAACCTCGATGTTCAGGGGGTTTTCTCTGTTTGAAAAACAAGCCTGACAATCTTTTTTTCAAACAACTCAGCTTTTTTCAAAGAATGTACAGACTGTTTGCACGGAAAATCTATAAATTCAAGCTGATTTTTGGGGTGAAAAAGCAGGAAAATGGGCAAAAAATGTGCGGACAAGAACAGGCAAAAGCGGACGGGCATCGACAAAATGTTGTAAAATGCGTATCTTTTTGAAATCTACTGCATATGATTTGAATAAAAGATTTTTTCAAAAAGGGGTGATATCTATGCCAAGAGGCGGAGCGCGCAAAGGTTGTGGACGAAAACCTAAATCTCTGGCACAGAAGCTTGCAACCGGTAATCCGGGACACCGCCCGCTGAAAAAAGTGGAGTTTGGTGATGGTGAAAATGCCAGACCAAAGATGCCGGAATATCTGCTGTATATGGAAAAATGCTGTATATGGAAAAACCGGCTTTGAAGCATATAATCACGTTGGAGGAAATCTTTGAAAAAACCCTTGACCATCTTGAACCGTCCGGGTGTTTGAATTTAATCCCGGTTGAAAATATATGTGAGTACGTTCTGGCGAAATATTATCTTATCGACGCACAGTATGCGCTGTCAAAAACAGCAACAGTTGCCCTTAACGATAAAAAAGAAGCGGTGATTACGGGCTTTACAGAGGCAATGCTTAAATTGCAAAAAAATGTGGCGATGACATGGGGCAGCATCTGGGATGTGGTTTCCAGAAACAGCGAAAAGCTGCTCACCAATCCGGAAGAAGACTTGATGGCAGCAATTATGGGCGGACGCATCCGCAAGAAAACCGTAAAAGGAGATTCCGTACATGGAGCAAATGAACATACAGAAAATACCGGTGGATAAATTAAATCCGGCTAAATATAACCCAAGAAAAGATTTGCAACCAGGGGATCCTGAGTATGAAAAGTTACTTCGTTCGGTTGAGGAATTTGGTTATGTGGAGCCGATTATCTGGAACGAACGAACAGGCAATATTGTTGGTGGGCATCAGCGGTTCAAGATTCTGGTTCAACTGGGCTACTCGGAAATTGACTGCGTTGTTGTAAATCTTGATGAACAGAGAGAAAAAGCGCTGAACATAGCACTCAATAAAATCAGCGGTGAGTTTGATTTGCCAAAGCTATCAGAACTGCTTAAGGAGCTTGAAAAAGGCGGATTTCCTGTAGCTCTCACTGGTTTTGAAGTGCCGGAGCTTTACAAACTCTATCAGAAATACAATCGGGAACTCGGTGTGATTACCGAGGATGAATTTGACAGCGAGGCGGAAGCCGCAAAAATAACCCAGCCAATTACGCAGCCTGATGATATTTGGTTGTTGGGAAAGCACAGGCTGATGTGCGGAGATTCAACTGATATCGGTACTGTTGCAAAGCTACTTGATGGCGTAAAAGCTAAAATGGTCTTTACCGACCCGCCCTGGAACGTGGACTACGGCGGTGATTCCAAGCATCCAAGCTGGAAATCTAGAAAAATTCTGAATGACAAAATGTCTACTGAGGACTTCCACGCATTTATGGTTTCGACTTTTAAGGCAATGGCAAGTGTGTGCGAACCTGGCGCTATGACCTATGTGGTTATGTCGGCGCAGGAATGGGGTTCGGTGATGACAGCCCTGAAAGAAGTCGGTTATCACTGGTCGTCAACAATTATCTGGGCAAAGGATTCCCTTGTGCTCTCACGAAAAGATTATCACACGCAGTATGAGCCGATCTGGTATGGTTGGCTGAACGGAGAAAAGAGGCTTTGTCCACTGCAAGACCGTCAGCAAAGCGACCTGTGGCAGATTCCTCGCCCTAAAAAATCGGAGGAACATCCCACTATGAAGCCTGTTGTTTTGGCGGGAAAAGCAGTCAGCAATTCCTCACGGTTGGGAGATACAGTACTGGATTTATTCGGTGGCTCCGGCACGACACTAATTGCCTGTGAGCAATCCGACAGGATAAATTGTTCAATGGAGCTCGACCCAAAATACTGTGATGTTATTGCTAAGCGATTTATAGAATTTCAAAATAGCGATGAAGGGGTATTTCTGCTCCGTGAAGGAGACATAACAGCATATCATGAATTGATGTAAATTATGTATAAAAGGGCAACCAAACTGTTTTTGCTTGGTTGCCCTACACTGATAAATTTGAATTTGTCAGCTTTGTGTTATGCTCATAATCTCTACAATAAATCCAAGTTTATATTCTTCTCATTTCATCTATTTTTTTTGCTTTTTGATATGCCAAATTCAAAAACTGCTGAATATTTAGATGTTCATAATCCCAATTCATGGGTTCTAAGGATGTAGCGCCTTGATATCCAGTAATTTTTATTTTTTTCATGACACTAATCCAATCTATACTTCCATCAAATGGTAGCTGATGTTGATTATGCTTTCCCCCGTTATCTTGTAAATGTAGAGCTATTAATCGATTCCCGTATAGTTTCAACAAATCATCATTAGGGGCGTAATTTTGGTGATGACAACTATCATAACAATATCCTACATTTTTTGATTGGAATGTACCTAATATCAACGCCAAATTATTAATATTACTTAGATTTTCAAAAGCAACTTGAACATCCTTTTTTGCTGCCTCACTAATAATATTTTCTAATCTTTTAATACCTAAATTATTTATTGGATGCTCATCATTAGGTAAATGAATAACCATTGTTGGAATATTATTTTGAAAGCAATCTTTTACGCATTGCAAATAACTTTGAAATACGCTTTTTCCATCCAAATTGTCTAATGACAGGCAATTTTGCTCATGAACTGGCGCGTGAATGTTTTCTATATGCAATCCTGCATTTCTTGCAAATTGAACATCTTTCTGATAACGAATGCCTCTACCGAACTTGTCACTCCACCACAGCATTACGCAATCAAAGCCAGCTTTTTTTATCAATTTATATCTTTTTTCAAAAGGCACATCATAACTCGCACCATAACCAAAGCAATCATATATTCCTATCATTTAAGTCCCCTACAAATTCCGGTTTGTCAATCCCACGGGGTATTACAACCCGCTTCCATATTGAATGTATTTACTTTACATTTTATCACGAAAATATAAAAAATTCAACGTCTTGATTTTTAACTTTATACAAGTAAAATGTCCATATTTTGTGACTTGATTTTACAGCCGAAAAGAGTGATTAATGTAAGTATCGAAAGGCATAAATCATTTTATAGGAGATTTTGAAAATGCAAGAATTTAACTTTAACGTAACAGGTGCAGAACGAAAAAGACTGGTGAGTGCAATCAGCGAAGTTTTAAATGCGCCGGCAAAATATCTCGGAGCACCATCCTTCGCATATGAAGTGGGTGGATATAATATCAGCATTGATGGGGTTGTCACTGGTGAAGAAAACCAGAACCTTTTTGCAGGTCTTGCAGAGTATGGATTTACACCAGAGCAGAAACTTCAAGAGGAAACTTCCGCCCAAACAGAGCCGGAAACAAACAGACTGGTTATTGAATATCCACTCGACGGTTTTACACTTAAGGCAATCGACAACCTGACCAAGATGGTTTTCGCAAAAGAGGAGCTTATAAAAAAAGCACTGGGAGCAGAGGAGTTGCCAATTCAAATCCCCGACGAACAGCACATTGCATTTCCTTGGTTTTCAATAGATTCAGACGGTGATACCGTCAACGCATATGCACAATTTATCACCGCCTTGTGTAAAACAGCAAAAGATAAAAAGCGTGTCACATCCACAGCTCCTGAAGTCTTTGAAAATGAAAAATTCGCCATGCGGGTTTGGCTGATAAGTCTGGGTATGGTCGGCACGGAATTTAGTACAGCACGAAAGCTAATGATGAAAAATCTCAATGGGAATTCCGGCTGGCGTTATGGAAAACCAGAAAAAATTATCCCTGCCACCGAGGGAAGTGAGGTGCAATGTGATGAATAATTTCCCTTCACAAGCTGAAATATTGCGCTTACGGACGAAATATCCGCCCGGCACACGGGTTGAACTGACCGCACCAATGAATGATCCATACATCAAGCTTAATGCAGGAGAACGCGCAACGGTATTGGGCGTGGACGATGCAGGGAATATACTTTGTCGGTGGGATTGCGGATCGGGGCTGAATTTGATTACAGCTGTGGATGAGTTTAGGATTGTGGGTGAATAGTATACAAAAAGGGTAGGAATACAACTTATATAGGGAGTGTTGATACAAAAATACAATTCGGCTAGTCAGGGATGAACTTCTGCATCCATGCTCTCTATTTGTATGTTTCAATGCATTTTGTTAAGAAAAGTTTTTTGAATTTGCAAGGAATCAAAATTACACAATTTCTTCCTCACACATTTTTTCCGCTTGCTCAATGATTAATTCAACTGCAGTAGGTTGTTTATCAGGCGGGTATTTATATTTTCTAAGAAGTCTCTTAATGGTAATTCTCATTTGTGCTCTAACACTTTCCCGAATATCCCAATCCACCTTGATATTGCTCTTTATACTGATGGTAAGCTCCTTAGCTATTTGCTTTAAAATGTCATTCTCATAGAATTCCTTAGCGGATTCATTCGAAGATATTGCATCATAAAAAGCTAACTCATAATCTGACAGCCCAAGTTCCGCTCCTCTCTTATGAATGTTGTTCATATCCTTCGCCATATCAACCAAAGCCTTAATGACCTCAGCAGTTTCCAAGGAGCGTTTTTCGTATTGGTTGACCGATGCTTCAAGCATCTCAGAGAATTTTTTGGCTTGTACTACGTTATTTTTCGCGATAGACTTGATTTTTCCATCTAACAGTCTACGCAATAGTTCCAGTGCTAAGTTCTTTTGCGGTAGCCCTTTTACTTCCTCTAAAAACTCGTCTGATAGAATAGAAATGTCAGGTTTGTTTAACCCAACAGAAGCCAAAATATCTACAACCTCTTCCGAAATTACCGACTTAGAGACTAACTGGCTGATTTCATATTCAATCTGATCCCTTGTCTTTCTTGGCTTATCTTTCGGTAAAATCTTTATAATTCCAGACTTAACGGCTTTGAAATAGCTAATCTCAATATTGATCTGCAACGCCGCATCTGAAGTCGAACACAAAGCGTACGCTTTACCAATCTCTGCGACCAAGTTTAAAAACTCTTTTTTATCGCCCTCATCCCTGCCAAGGACGAAATCGACACCTTTAATGATACACTGTATGCGTTCTGATGATGTGCCTGTAAGGTATGATGAGTAATCTAAACCATGCAGAACCCTCTGTATTTGCTCGTATTTTTCTAACATCAAGTCGATAGCAATTTGTGGATCAATACCTGTTGTTTTCTTGTCCGATGGGGTATATTGAGCCAGTGCACTTCTGAGATTATCAGCAATTCCAATATAATCGACAACTAACCCACCGGGCTTGTCCTTAAACACCCGATTAACTCTTGCAATTGCTTGCATTAAGTTGTGACCACTCATAGGTTTATCAATATACATCGTGTGTAAACAAGGCACATCAAAGCCGGTGAGCCACATATCACATACAATTACAATTTTCAATTCATCATTAACATCTTTCATCCTCTTTGCCAGCATCTTTTTCTGCAAAGCCGTAGTAGAATGTAGTTGAAAATCAGCGGGATCTGATGCAGCAGATGTCATTATAACTTTAATAACACCTTTATCGACCTCATCACTGTGCCATTCAGGGCGATGCTCAACAATCATTGAGTATAGTTTGACAGCTATCTTTCTTGACATAGCAACGAACATAACCTTGCCGTCGATTGCTTTTTGCCGCAGATCATAGTGTGTAAGGAAATCCTTAACAACAACATCAATTCTACCATCAGTTCCGACAATGGCTTCTAATCGAGCCCACTTGCGTTTTTGCGTTTCAGCGTAGGTTTCTTCTTGACCCTCAAGGATGTTTTCATACTCTTCATCAATACGAGGTTTTAAGTCTTGTGAAATATCCAATTTGGCAATACGGCTCTCATAATAAATGGGAACTGTAGTTTTGTCCTTGACCGCTTGTGTCAAGTCGTAAATGTCGATGTATTCACCAAAAAGTGCAGGGGTGTTTTTGTCGCTCAATTCGACGGGTGTGCCAGTAAATCCGATGAAGGATGCGTTTGGCAAAGCATCTCGCATATGTTTTGCAAAGCCAAAGGACACCTTGCCATCCTTTTCTTTTGCCTCTAAACCATACTGACTCCTATGGGCTTCATCTGCAATTACTACAACATTGAGCCTTGTGGTGAGTGTTGCAATGGACTGATCGCTTTCATCCGGTGAAAACTTTTGAATTGTTGTGAAAATAATGCCACCCGCTTTAACGCTTAGCAGTTCACGCAGTTGACTTCGGGTTTCGGCTTGTTGAGGTGTTTGACGAAGATAGTCGGCACTCTTAGAAAACGTGGTAAAAAGTTGGTCATCAAGATCGTTTCTATCTGTTATGACAACAATCGTAGGGTTATTCAACTCCATAACCAACTGCCGTGTGTACATTAGCATAGAAAAGCTTTTGCCACTTCCCTGAGTATGCCAAATAACACCCGCTTTTCTGCTACCATTTTCAGCAGTAGCAAGGTGCGTTTCGTAAAGAGCTTTATTGACCGCGAAATATTGATGATAGCCAGCCAAAATCTTGAAAGACTTTTCATCCTCATGGACGTAAAAGCTATACTCTGAGATAATGCTTAAAAATCTTTTTTTATCCATCATTCCATACAACATTACTTGCAATTGTGAAAGAGACAAATGATTGTCGTTTTTTCCATCAATTGTTCTCCAAAACATAAAGCGATCAAGGTCAGAAGTTATCGTTCCAACTTTTGCATTTATTCCGTCACTGGTTATCAAAAATGCGTTGTAGTTGAATAATGTAGGAATATCTCTTTTGTAAGTCTGTAATTGATTGAATCCATCTACAATGTCGGTATCTTCATTTGTGGCATTTTTTAATTCAATTACCACAAGGGGAATCCCATTCATAAATACAACAACATCCGGTCTGCGTTCCTTACCATTTTCGATAATGGTGTATTGATTAACCGCTAAAAATTCATTATTTTCAATGTCATTGCCATCAAAAATATAAGCTTTTTCCGTTTTAATGCTACCATCTTCTTGACGAACTTCAACATCGATCCCGTCGGTAATAAACTTTTGAAAAGCAATGTTGTTTTGCACAATTGATAGACTTTGCTGACGAGTAATCTTTTTTACCAACTCAGCTAGGACAGAGTGAGAGTATTGTCTGTTAATGCGTTTGAGTGCGCTATGAAGACGTTCATAAAGAACCACATCTCCAAAACCCTCTCGTTCGGCAAAACTCCCTCCCTTGGATATATCTGGTCCGTAGAGTGTTTGATAGCCTAAGTCCTGAAACCATTCTAAAGTTGCTTGTTCGAGATCGCTTTCTACAAACTGAGACATATCAATCACCTACTCTTTCTGTTTCAACTTGGATCATTTTATTCACAATTAGCTCTGCCACTTGTTCGCATAACTTGTTTTCTATCTTGAGCATTCTAAGAGCCTTCTTGATAATTAATTTGTTATAAGAGACCTTATCTGGAAAGTTAAACCAATCGGGTTGAGTAAATAGATTCTTGCTGCGTTTGACTTCTCGTATTGCTCGTTCATTTAATTTCTTATCACCGATATGCGAAATTATGGCTTTTTCAATAATTGTGTTTTTATTTGTAACTCTACGATCAAAGGCTTCTTTAGCTTCCTCAATCTCCTGTGAAGCGTGCAAAACTTCGCTATTTTTGTTGGAAATCCGCTCTAATATTATATCGATATCTTCTGCACTTTCTTTTGATAGCTGTTTTGTCGTTTGTTTTATGTATTGCGCCTGATGTTCAAGTTCTGGAAAAAGTGTTGCGTGACTAATCCCCAACTGCTCAAGTTCTTTTAAAATATGTTCTTTGCATTCCGGTGGAATTACATAAGAGTGTAATTTTTCAACACGCTTTTCCGGCAAATCAAAGAGTTTGCGGTGATCATTTGGCAACTTAGTATATTCAGACTTAATATAGCTGATTGTTGCATTTTCGCCTTCACCAACCACATCTTCATCTAAAGTGATTTTCCCATCACGAAGATCGCGAAGATAATCATTTCTCATGTTTTTTATATTCGAAACACATTTGTTTTTAATATCAAAAGGTATCTTTTTAAGTGCAAATAAGTCTGATTCTTGCTTATTATATATCAATCCAAATATGATGAAAGCTCCGGACTGGGCTTTAATTCTTGCGTTATTCATGCTTGAAACAACGCTTCTGTAGGGCTTCTCAATCAAATATTGCACGAGTCGATCGTCATCAAAGTCTCCTTCCATATAAGGACGCAATTTCATTATAAATTTCGAGAGAGTAAAGCTATCTTCTTTGCAAAAATGCGCCAGTTCTGCCAATACGGTTATTCGATCATCGTCAGGTTCTAGTGGATCATCTGCAATAACAAATACCTCGCCGTAGGTTTTCTTTTCCAGTACAGCATCGTTGATTATCGTCTGTGCGTTCTCAGAAAGAATTGCTTTTTCATTCTCAGAAATCAGAGTAGCTATTTTTTTATATTCTTTTACTTCATCGCTTTGCTCACAGGCAAAATACAATGCTACCAACGGATTGTTGGTTACATCAAGCAATCTACTCGGAAGACCATAGTGTTGCATTTTTGTAAGCTTTTCGTAAGCTGAATTTTGATTAGAAAAATCAGAGGGGCTGGAAAGCAACAATCGACTATACATATTGCTTTCCTCAGCAAGCCAGCCATTGCGAAAAATACTTGGGTGAACACTCCATTCCGCATTTCTTTGACCTCTAAAAAACAGACGACCGGGATTCTGTGAATTATCCAAAGCCTTGTCCAACAACTTTATCTCATTAACAAATTCATGGACAGAGTGTATGAATTTAATTGCATTAATATTTTTCTCTTCCAAAAGCTATTCCTCCCGTACTGGTAGTTCACCACTCATCAGCTTTGGCAGAAGTGTATCCCTTATTTCAGCTAGTATAGCATTTTCTTCTTTTAGTAATGCTATTTTTTGCTCAATAAGCTTTGCTATTTCCTCAAATCGTAATTGTAATTCTATTGGTGGCACTACCATATCAAACATTTTAAACGCTTCAAATGGAAAGTTTTGACGAGTTGTCCCAATAGCATGATGCTTGATGTTTTCTAAAAACATTGGCTGCTTCATGTAATAGTAAAAAAAAGTAGGGGTAATGGATTCTTTCATCTCAAATACAATATAAATAGGGCTAACCAAACCGACCTCAAAATCGGTTAACATTGCAATTGAGCCAATGTTTGCTCTGGCAGGATTGTACGCAACCTGATTTCGCCGTACTACTTTGTAATTTGTGGTGCTTTGACTATAAACCTGTTTTGTAAAGACATCATCAGATAGTTTGAATTCTCCTTCTTTAACGACTGAAAGTACAGGATAATCACTATTCTCGTTGTTTTTATTTTTAACTTCTGCTATATTATCAAAAACAGTTGAACGTTGCCAACCTTTTGGAATGTCGTTTTCAGATTTCCCGGCTGTATTTGTATAATTGAAATTTCCGAACCAATTTTTATAAATTAATTGAACTGTTTTCTTCAGCAAAGTGACTTGTTCATCATTATTGATAATTTTTGAAACTAAAGAGCGTATTTTTTTCGCAATACTTTTTTGAATTTCAACGTGAGGCAGTATTAATTCTATCTCATTTAACAATTTAATAGGTAACTGAGGTTGCGCGCTACCTGTCTTGATTTGTTCAATTTGATTTTTAACAAAGCTGGATTGGATTTGATAATATAAATATTCTGAGCAGTATTCATTTGGGTTTACACGTAAAATGACCATGCCAGAATTAATTCGAATATTATTAAATGGTATTAACGCATTATAAAGAGCTGTGTTGCCTACAGTACCTCGAGTTGTTAAAATGATATCGTTCCTTAACAATTTTCCGTTTTTTAGCATTGAATCTTTTTCTTCGGTTATAAACATAGTGTTTTCAAAATTGAACCCACTAATTGTCACATTTTTGGCATTTAAAAATAAGCAAAATTCCTGATCATAAAAATCACTTTGCTGAGGATAGTTTTTCCCGCGATCTCCATCTATGATCAAAATGTTTGTATTTTTTATAGGTTTAGCATTATACACGTTCTCACCTCCGAATTATAGGGTAAATCCAATGGTTTTAAGCTGTTTTTTCAATTCTGCGTCTAAGTTTTTCGATTCGCTCATAATATCAGAAAGTTTTTTTATCAACCTATTCATTTTTTCTTCAAATGGCTCGTTATCATCTTCAACCAGATTAATCCCTACATAACTTGCAGGGGTAAGGTTATAATCCTTCGCCTTGATTTCCTCTAATGTTGCAACTTTCCAAAAGCCTTGTTTATCTTCATAGCTAAAGACTGTACCATCTTTCTTTATCGCTTTATTTTCGTGGTTACGAAAAGAATGATAGGCAGCAGTTATGTCATCAATTGCTTTCTGTGTAAGTTGTCGCTGTGTACGACTATCTTCATATTGTTCTGTTTCCATATTGCGTGCATCAATAAACAAAATTTCACCATGTCTGTCACGATGTCCATTTTTCAATTTATTTCGCGCAACAAACCAAAGGCACACAGGAATAGAAGTCGTTGAGAACAATCCTCCCGGTAAGGTTACAATACAGTCGATTTTATCATCCTCAATCAAATTCTTGCGAATAGTGTATTCGCTGATAGTAGAAGATGAAAGAGAGCCATTAGCCAGAACAAACCCAGCCGTTCCACTCGGTGCTAAGTGATAAAGCATATGCAAAATCCAAGCATAGTTGGCATTTCCTGTTGGTGGGATTCCATACTTGCCCCAACGAGCGTCATCAATTAGGCGTTCGCCACCCCAGTCGCTGATGTTAAATGGAGGATTAGCCATGATGTAGTCCGCCTTTAAGCTCTTGTGCTGGTCATTGTGGAACGAGTCTGCATTCTGTTGCCCCAAATTTGCTTCAATGCCACGGATAGCTAAGTTCATTCTGCAAAGCTTCCAAGTATTGTAGTTTGACTCTTGTCCGTAAATAGCAAGTTGACCATCAAGTCTACCTTGTCTATCCTCAACAAATTTTTCGCTTTGTACAAACATACCTCCCGAACCGCAGCAGGGGTCGTACACACGCCCATCGTGGGGTTCAATCATAGCAACAATAAGTTCAACAACACTTCTTGGAGTGTAGAATTCTCCACCGAGCTTACCTTCGGCACGAGCAAATTTGCCCAAGAAGTATTCATATACAGTGCCTAATGTATCTTTGCTGGCATCACTACCAATTTCAAGTTCAGAAAGCAAATCGACAAGCCTTCCTAACGATGTTTTATCCAAGGATGCTCTTCCAAAATCTTTAGGAAGCACACCACGCAGAGGAGAGTTTTCTTTTTCAATCTCATACATAGCATTGTCAATCACTTGACCAATAGTAGGGTCTTTAGCTTTGTTTTTGATATTATCCCAGCGCGCATTTTGAGGAACCCAAAATACATTTTTTGCAACATATTCATCTCTATCTTCAGGATCGGCATATTCGTCCTGCGAAACTTCTTCATATGCTCTTTCAAAGCTGTCAGAAATATACTTAAGAAAAATCAACCCTAAGCAAACGTGTTTATACTCGGCAGAATCCATATTGTTGCGTAACGAATCCGCCATTTTCCATAAATCTTCTTTTCTCAACTCAGCCATTTCACTTACCTCCGTTATATAATTTCACATCTGCGCCCAAATCTGTTTATCATTAGATTTTTCTTTTGTGGTGCGTATTATTTGCAACACTGCTGTGTTTCCCATAAGATACTCTTTAATATCAACGGGGAGGTCGTTACGCTCCTTTGCTGCTAAATCAAAAAGTATATTTCTAATGTCGGGATTATCGTCAAGTTTTAGTTCTTGAATTATTTTTTCAAGCAACTCCTTCTCGGGTGGTTTATTATTACCTTTTTCAATATCGCTAATGTAGGTCGGTGTTTTGCCTAATGTTTTTGCAAGTTCTCGAATGGAAATACCGTTTGCTTTTCTTACTGCCCTCATAAACTTGCAAATATAAACTCATCGCTCTCAGGATAAATTAAAATCTCATCTTTAATTAAGCCTCTATCCACTTTCTCTTTCGGCAAGAAAACTACCTACATAAATAAGTTAGTCAGCAAATATAATATTATAACATATTTAAAAGCTTAGTGTCAAAAAACAATTTATGACGTTTTGTAAGTAATTAATTACTTAATTTCAGCTTTGCATATAAAACAAATAATCTGCATTCTCATCATGTGTTTCTATTAAAAAGCTGGCTGGGCGAAATCTGTAAGTTACATTAAATCATTACTGATTTTTTGTTTTTCATACAGACAATATAAATATTTCCCACGCAGTGAGCGAGAATCATTACAAAATCAGATATACTTTCACACGCACTGCTACACATATTTTTAGGCTTTTGACACTCATTAGCGATAAACGTCAGCTCGACCCTCATCTTCCAAGGATGATTTATAGGATTTTCATACCTAACAATTAAGTCATCATACCGAGCTATTTTAATTAAGGTTGTTATAACATTTTTCATGTTTTATTTCCTAATATATTATTGCTATGATATGCCTTTATTTATTTAAACATAATTGGAAGCTTTTAAAAAATCTCGTAAATGCTTTTACATAAAAAAACGATAATCATAAATAGATCCTTCATATTGCGATAGTAGGCATCCAATACGAGCTATTTCATTGGAGGATTCTATTGTACAAGGCAACTTAGAGTAAAGACCGAAGCTGTTCCAATTCATTTTGGATAGTCCTAAAATTTCAGTTGCAATTTGTGCCATATTTCCCAAACCGTAATGTTTGACGATCTTTAGCGGAAGCGGAATGGTCTTTCCGCCTTGAATGTACTTAAATTTAGGATTTTTTATTGACGGTGCGATACCATGAGTATACAAAAGCATAGTATTTTCATTCAATGGAAAACATAATCCCCGTCGAACTGGATATCCATCTATACTAAATTCCTTAGAAAATTCAAAACATCGAATATCGTCCTCATAATTGATTTCTAATAGTTCAATATCAATAATCCCTGCGGATGAAAGGCACTTCACAAGCCCGTCAACTTCCTCTTTTCTAAATGGAGTTCGTTTATGAATTACCACTCTCTTTGGGAGTTCAGTAAAAGACTTATAAAACAATTCCTTTATATTAAGACCAAGCTTATACGCTTCATTTTCTGTCAAAAAAGGGTTCTTCCTGTGGTCTAAAACAACATCATTGAGCTTCGAAAGCTTATACTTTAATCCTTGCCCGTCTGCGGAATATATGTGACTACATCCCACGACTACATCAGTTCCCATATCAGATTTATTTATGCTGTAGCCAATTCCAGCAAAAGCAGTGTCTTGACGCAAACCAGAAATCACCCATGGTATGCGACAAGATTTCACATATATCGCAAGGGATAGTGCCCACATTATTTGGCAACGCATATTACTTTCAAGTGTTTTCTCTCTGATAAATTGCGTTGCAATATTCTTTTGAACAGCGTATGCTTTAATAAAGTTGTGTAAATCATAGTTTTCAAATTTATCTGAAAATGATGTTAACCATTCAAAATCTTTGGGTATGTAGATAAGAATAACATCGGTTTGAAGTAAACTTAATTTATCTATCTGGTGTATGATGGTTTCTCCAAATTCTCTTGCCGCTGCTTTTATGTCAGATTCACTTGGATCATTCATATTCACCCACTGCGGTGAAGTAGCAAGAGGGATATTTAATCCTACGTTAAAGGCATCGTAAAAGCCCGGAAATGGTAAGACGTACTCTATGTTATACTTCACTTCGGAATGCTGATTATTAAGTTCGCTCAAGAAAGCATAAAACTTAGTTGAATCGTTCTGAGGACAAATGACACCTATGTTAATAGATGATCGCAACACCTTACTATTTAAATTGAAGTCGTAGGGGCTGTTTTGCAATAGTCCTCTCATAGGGTGAAAATCATTAACCCTTTTATTTTGGTGTGGATTAAAGAAAGTTAGTTCTGGATCACGACATTCAATTCCGTTCATGATTACTCGCCTGGAATCAATTGAGTCAGGTAAATTTAATTGATAACCACTTAAATTATTTCTTATTCCAATTAAAGCACTATTCGAACCAATAGTAAAAGGGAAATTGTCTTTGCTTGTAGCCGGGAAATATGCTTTCACTGTGTTGCTACCTATAATAGTATTTTTCCATTTATCTATATAATTGTTAATACATAAATTTGGCTTGCTACCATTAATCCTTACTGAAAAAGCGTCTGCAAATAATTTTATAACCGATTTTGTATATCTATCCGAATCTCTAAAATGGTATGCAGGAACAAAAGATAAGTATGTATATTTGCAGTCAAATTTCAAAGAAAGTCGAACACCAAAATAAGCATGAATTGGAGAGTTTTCTATTTGATAAAAGAATTCATTCTTTGAGTCTTTTGTATCCCAGATTTTATCCTTAGAAAACGATAATCCGCTTTTGTCAGCTAATATTCTTGTTACCGCTCTGAGTAATAATTCTCTAAAAGTCCCATTGCTTAATACAAGCTCTCTGGAAAATGGTGCGACATCGATGCTGCCCATCAGTCGCTTGGAACACACTTCAGCTATTTTTTCTTTTTCACCCCAAGCATATACTAAATCCTTAAAAGGTACCGCAATTATATTATGTTCAGATAGTGACTTGCACACGTTCCATGACTTTTCATCAGAAGTGTAGCTCAATTTGAATTGGTAGCAGGTAGAAGGAAAGTTGATTGGGTATAAATTAGATTTAACAATCTTTTTCAATATACCGTCTGATTGTTGAAATGGTGTTGAAGTAAAATCTGTGTGATTTCCCAATGTATTCAAAAGGGAATCTATTCTATTGAGAAAAGGAGCATTGTCACTCATGCAGTGGCGTGATAACAACAGCATAGTTTTGTCAAATCCATCCGTGGGAATATAAAATCCTTGCCTTCCGTTGGCGACCATAGAATTTAACAAATCCTGAACAGAAGAAGAACAGTCTGCTCCATATCCACACCAATATAGTCTGCCTGCTCCAGGCTGAGAATAAGCATCTTTTAGTGCTTTCATTAGAGATTTGTCACGCCCACTATATCCGATAACGATTAGATTTCTCTTTGCAAGCTCATGTTGCAATGCTTTTATCAGAACATCGCTTTGTGAATCAAGTTCAGCGGTAGTGTTTTTTAATGGTCCATATTTGTAATCGCCATGAAGGGATACGCAAAGTAACTCCTTGTCTACATCGGATCTGTAAATACGTTCCTGTGATTCCAATGTAACTTCCACAGGTGTCAAGCTGTATTGATGTGCCGCCTTTAGAGATAAACCATCGAAATTAGTTGTCCAGATGCTTTTTATCCAACCAATCTCAGCAAGCATGGCCGCCAAGTGGTACCCTAAACTTGGGCTCTTGTTTTCAGTTAAATGTTGAAAATATTTTCTTCTGTCATCATTAATAGGGAACGCTTTTTCAGCGAAAAAAGAATACTCTTCATCGGAATTTTCCAGGGGGTAAACCCTTTGTGAATTTAACCAGTTTTGAATCGCAATGCGGACGTTGTCAATCTTTATGTTCTTAAATGAATCTGCTGATATAGGATTTTGAGAAGTAAATATTTCATGCTTCCAATCCCAGATACAATCAGAAGCAGAAGGTACTCCCGACTCCACAGAAGCTCCTGCACCTAAAAGCAGCGAGTGCGTCGTATCCTTATTTTGTTTAAGTGAACGAATAAACTCGTCAAATTTTAGTGTTTGCATAATGAACTCCTTTTCAAATTAATTTTTGTTCCTTTTGTTTATTAAAATTCAGACATCTTCTAAATATATTGCAATGTGCTATTAATAACATATATCCAACTTTCCATTATGGTATTAATATAAGTACTACTGAACTGCGCATTGGTACAATAAAAGTACAAGGATCTAACCATATGCATAGGTTGAAAACTTGTGCTCATTTTATTACAATAAGTGGAGCAATAGTCTAGCATAACTTCGCATAGATTTCGCATCCGATTTTTGTAAGGATCTCACAATTTGCAATTAAAACTTCGTGATTTAACACATTCAAAATTATGCTAAGAAGCTCACTAGATACAGGAACTTTATCTATTGAGAACTATCAATTTTTAGCTTTATTTTTTGCCAGCATAGTTCTTTAATTTCGCTGTTCCTAATTCTCCTATTCTTTTTAGGCTCGTTTTCTACTATCTTTTCAGCCAATTTCTTTAAATCTTGCGGAGAAACCGCATTTGAAATCTCTGCCATCCAAAAAAGTAGCTCTCCGCATGGCGTAAAAGGATATGCTTTGTTTTCTTCTTTTTCTAAACAGTAACTCATAATATGCTGCCATTGGCTTGGGATATCACCAGATTTTACATTTGATAAATAACCTGTTCCATAACGCTGATGAAATCCCCCTTTTATTAAATATGTCGTAATCTCACAGGGGCTGTTTTCTTTGCTTTCATAAAAACTCTTTACTTGTCCAAACGTCATTTTTACCTCCTAATTTCTGATTTGTGATCTGCAAATTAAAAAGCAGATCATCTGTTAATAAAACAATTATTTATAGCAGATCTAAATGCTTATTATCTTCAAATTCCGACATTTTCTACTATTTCATTTTACTACTTATTACACAAATAGTCAAATATTTCCCGCAAAAAAATTGGACAATTTCTATTACATTTTTATTGCACATATAATTTAATAGCCTACCGGGGCTCTGTAAGAACTTCGGTTTTATTCGTCGGAGGTGGCTATGTGGAAGAAATTCGGAGCATAAAAAATTACAAACCCTCTCATTTTAAAGCGGAGGGTTCAATATATAAGTCACGCTTTGCGGACTCAGCGGTGTTTTTTGTCAACAATCTGCGTCATACCAAGGGCCGCTGGTACGGCGAGCCGTTTGAGCTTATTGACTGGCAGGAGCAGATTATTCGCGACCTGTTTGGTATCGTGCGTCGATATGACGAGTGCCGTCAATTCCGTACCGCATATGTTGAAATCCCCAAAAAGCAGGGTAAATCAGAGCTTGCGGCGGCGGTAGCACTTCTACTTACTTGTACGGATGCGGAGCGTGGTGGGGAAATTTATGGTTGTGCGTCAGACCGCAGTCAGGCAAGTATTGTTTTTGATGTGGCTGTACATATGATTGATCAGTTTCCGGCATTTAAAAAGTTTATAAACCTGAATATTGCGCAAAAGCGTATGACCTTCACGCCCCTTGACAGCTTTTATCAGGTGCTTTCTGCGGATGCTTACACAAAGCATGGTTTAAATGCTCATGGCGTAATTTTTGATGAACTGCACGCTTTGCCGGACAGACGGCTTTTCGACGTTATGACCAAGGGGTCAGGTGATGCCAGAGAACAGCCACTTCATTTTATTATAACAACAGCCGGTGTGGACAGAAATTCTATCTGTTGGGAAATGCATCAAAAAGCCGAGGATGTTCTTCTGGGTAGAAAAATTGATCCAACCTTTTACCCTGTTATATACTCTGCCGCTGATGATGACGACTGGACTTCTGAGGAAGTCTGGCGCAAAGTCAACCCATCTCTTGGAATAACCGTTACTATGGAAACTATGCGAAATTCTTATGAAGATGCTAAACTGAACCCTATAAATGAGAATATCTTTCGCCAGTTGCGCCTTAAAACAATCGGTGCGTTGGATGAATATGGAGAAATGGGACAGCTGTGCCTTTAGATTTGACACAAAACTTCTTGAAAGCAGAGCGTGCTACGGTGGCTTGGATTTATCCAGCACTACGGATATTACAGCATTTGTACTAGTATTTCCGCCGGAGGACGAGGAAGATAAATATATCGTTTTGCCATTTTTCTGGATACCCGACGAATGCCTTGAAACAAGAGTGCGTCGCGACCATGTTCCTTATGATATGTGGAAAGCGCAAGGCTTTCTTAACACTACAGAGGGCGACGTAATTCATTATTCATTTGTGGAAAAACATATCGAGGAGCTTGGCAAAAAATATAACATCAAAGAAATAGCTTTTGACCGATGGGGCGCTTGGGAAATGACTCAGAACCTTGAAAATGCTGGGTTTACTGTCGTTCCATTTGGTCAGGGGTATAAGGATATGAGCCCGGCGACAAAAGAACTAATGCGTCTGATACTGGAGAAAAAAATCGCACATGCTGGCAATCCTCCTCTGCGCTGGATGGTGGACAATTTATATGTAAGCGCCGATGCGGCTGGGAATATCAAGCCAAATAAGCAAAAGGCAACGGAGCGTATCGACGGTGCTGTGGCGACAATTATGGCGCTTGACCGTGCAATTGTTCATGAAGATCACGAGAGCATATATGATAAGCGCGGAATGATGGTTCTCGATCCAAATCACCCGGATGGCTATTATTACGGTAACAAGTGAGGTGGCTGAAATGGGACTATTTTTTAATAAAAAGCCAAAAACTACAGACAGCCTATCCACCAGCCGAAGTATTTTCTGGGGTGGCTCAACCTCCGGTACATATGTAAATGAAACTACCGCTTTGCAAACAGCGGCGGTTTCTTCCTGTGTAAGGGTAATTTCGGAGGCGATTGCCTGTCTGCCTCTTCAAGTTTACCGATATGACCAAAACGGCTCCAGAATCATTCCGGAGCATTACCTATATAATCTTTTACATAATGCCCCGAACGCTGAAATGACCAGCTTTGTGTTTCGTGAAACCCTCATGAGTCATCTACTTTTATGGGGCAATGCCTACGCGCAGATTATCCGTGACGGTGGAGGTCGGGTGCGGGCGCTGTATCCTTTACTTCCAAGTAAAATGGATGTTTGTCGAAATGAAAATGGACAGATTTATTACACCTATTGGCGTGACAGAGACGAAAGTCGTCCTAATGAAAAAAGTGGCGGAGTGGTTCTTGCAAAAGAAGATGTTTTGCACATTCCGGGACTGAGCTATGACGGGCTGGTGGGATATTCCCCGATTGCTCTTGCCAAAAATGCAGTAGGAATGGCTATTGCCACTGAAGAATATGGCGCAAGCTTTTTTGCAAATGGTGCAAATCCCGGCGGTATTTTAGAACACCCCGGAACAATTAATAATCCAGGGAATATCAGAGATTCATGGGAAGCGATTTACAAGGGTGCTAAAAATTCCGGCAAGGTCGCTGTTTTGGAGGACGGACTAAAATTTCATCAGATAAGTATTCCGCCAGAACAGGCGCAATTTTTAGAAACACGCAAATTTCAGCTGAACGAAATCGCCCGAATTTTCCGTATTCCGCCACACATGATTGGTGATTTAGAAAAGAGTAGCTTTTCCAACATAGAACAGCAATCCCTGGAATTTGTGAAATACACACTTGACCCTTGGGTGGTGCGCTGGGAGCAGTCTATGCAACAAGCTCTTATACTGCCTTCTGAAAAAGAAGCTGTATTTATTAAATTTAATCTTGACGGTCTGCTTCGGGGCGACTATGAAACCCGCATGAAAGGCTATGCAATCGGCATACAAAATGGATTTTTGAGCCCTAACGATATCCGCAGGCTTGAAAATCTCAACGAAATTCCTGATGAACAGGGCGGCAACAATTATATGGTCAACGGAAATATGGTAAAGCTTGCTGATGTCGGTGCGGCATACGGTAAAAACGGAGGCGATAAGGTATGAATAAATTCTGGAATTTTATAAAAACAGAGGGTGAAGAACGCACTTTATTTCTTGACGGTGCAATTTCAGACGAAACGTGGTGGGGCGACGAAATCACACCGAAATTATTTCGTAACGAATTGGAATCAGACAGTGGAAATATAACGGTCTGGATAAATTCACCCGGTGGAGATGTTTTTGCCGCCGCGCAGATTTATAATATGCTGAAAGAATACTCAGGAAAAGTCACTGTAAAAATTGACGGTATTGCAGCCTCTGCTGCTTCTGTTGTTGCTATGTCAGGTAATGAAGTGCTTATGTCCCCTGTTGCAAATATGATGATTCACAATCCAGCGACTATTGCAATTGGTGACAGCGAGGAAATGCTCCGTGCTAAGCGTATGCTTGATGATGTTAAAGAGTCGATAATCAACGCTTATCAGATAAAAACAAAACAGTCCCGTGATGCCCTTTCCGAAATGATGAATACAGAATTCTGGATGGATGCACATAAAGCGGTGGAGCTGGG